TCGAAAAACTTCTTCCATGAGCCAGAACCAATCAGAAGGCTTTGATAGGATCGTTGACACACTCAATATGAAAACTCCTTTGATACCTTCTGTTCGTCCTTTTCAGTCGCCCCCACCCACCTACCAGCACAAACCTACACAGGAGCATTAGACCCGATTCAGAAAGGTGATCTATGCGCTATCATTAAGAAATTTTGTGCCGGTGATAAAGCTATAGGAGCGTGGATTGTGGGGTACTTCTTTTCTGGTGTTTGTCCCCAAGTTGCTGCGTCAAACCAACAAAATGAGGATGCCAGTTTTAGGAATCGCGTTGTGGGCGAGCGGCTTGAGCCTAGTGATGAGGCTTGGGACGAAGTGATGCTAGTAGCGAATTTGCTTATGCCGTATTCGGTTCGAGTGAAACCAGTCACTTTTGAAGAATGGGTTCAGAGGTTTCAGGGCAATAAACAACAACAGCTTAGAAATGAAAATGAGAGGATGAATGGCAAGATTCCGTCGAAGCGCGAGCTTAAGAGATACAATTGCTTTGTGAAAAGGCAAGTTAAATTAGCTTATGCAGCTTTCAAACAGATTGAGCAAGAATGCCCGCGCAATATTATGTCAGCTAAGGACTCTGTTAAAATATTGCTAGGTGTTTATTTCCTTGCGTATGCACGATATTGTCATCAACATTTCTCGCATCACAACGATATTTACTATGAACCTGGGGGTCTGGCTGATGAAGTCACGGGCTGGGTGTTGGAAAAATCCGAATGGCCTTTATTGGAGAATGATTTCTCGAGGTTCGATCGGTCGAATGGTCTACGTTCCACACAGCTTAAGATCAGTTATGCCAAGAAGCTCGGGCTCACTGGTGAGCCACTGAGAATATATGAGCTGTTATTAGAACGCTCAAAATTCACGTCCCGTCATGGGGTCATGTGTGTGCGTCAACCTGGTACATTGTCTGGTCATCCGGATACTAGTTGGGCCAACACCATGATTAACGTTACAGTTCAGTGGTATTGCATTGCAAAATCCTGGCAGTTGAGATGTTATCCTGATAGATCTTTTTGCGAGTTGATAACACATCCCGATTTCCCCATGCCAGGTTCCCATTTCCGATTGGCTGCTTGCGGGGATGACGCCATTGGTAGAGTCCGACCAGATTATGCGGACCGCCAAGGTTTTATTAATGTGGGCAAAACGCTGGGTTTTAAGATGAAATTAAAACTCGGCCATTCGCTCATGCAAGCACGCTTCTGCTCCAATGCTTTTTATCCAACAGCCGATGGAGGATATTTAATGGCACCTACTATGCGCTGTGTCTTAAAACTTGGGGCAACGATCAAAGATGTGGGCGCGCGTAATGATGACGAAAAAAAGGCCCACATGCGCGGAGTAGCACTTGGTTTGTTGAAACAGACAAATCATGTCCCTGTTCTTAACGACTATATCCAGTCGATTTTACGCTGGACTCAAGGTTCGAAGGGCAGGTATCTCAACGAGGCAAAGCGCGAAGCTTCCTGCAAATACCGTCAAATTGCAGAAGCGCAA